ATGTCAGGTTGTCGGAGTTTTTCCAAAAGCCCGAAAAATTGGTGCTTTTTCGGCACTGTGCGCGGCACAGGCTCGATTGATGCCTCGAGCCTGCACTTTCCTCTGTGGCCTAGTCGGAATCGACCTTTATGCCGGCACAACGGGCACAGTCGAAGACATAAAAGCACCACTGCGCGTAGACATTTTTCCTAGCGTCCAGAAAGTCAGAACGCTGATACGCGCGGGAAACGGCTGAACCTGTCAGATGGGCAAGACAGGCTTCAGCGACTTCATACGAGACCTCGTGGTCGGCCATCCATGAGCGAGCGATAGACCTGCACCCGTGGGCGACGAGTTTCCCTCGCAGTTCAGTTGAGTGCAGGTACTTCGCAAGCGTCTGCGAAGACATCGGCCTCGATCCTCCAGTGCCTGGAAAGATGTAGCCGGACTTCGGGTGTCTCGACACGGCTTTTGCTTCATCGAGCAGATACCTAAGCGCAGGGATGATCGGCACGCGGTGCTGGCGACGTTTCTTCATCTTCTCAGCTGGGATAGTCAGAACGTCGTTCTCGATCCACTCCCACCTGATCGAGGCAACTTCACCTGGACGGAGCATCGAGCAAAGAGACCACAGAAAGATGACCTGCATCCTGCGCGAAGCGTAGGAGATGACGCTCATGGCAGAGGAAAGTTCCTGCCAGTCAATCGCAGGCATCGGAGTTACTTCGGCAGGCGAGTAGATGCGGTTCAGTCTTTCGACGGGGTTGTGCTTGATGAGGCCTGCGGCTACCGCAAGGTCGAGGATTTCACGGCATCGCATGATGACGCGCTTCAGGGTCACCTTTCGGTCGGCCTCGAGGAGCGGCTGGACGATGTGAACGATGAGAGGCGCGGTTATCTCATCGATCTGTTTGTTCTTGATATGGCGTAGTAGATGACGCTCGATCATCCTGCGCTCGTTCTCATAAGAGACGATGCGGCCACGCTTCTGATCGCACCAGATACGGAAGGCGTCGGCAAAGACATAGCCTCGCGGCGGCTCTTGTCCCCGTTCTTTTCTCTTCTGTCTGGTGATTTGACGGGCTTCTTTCAGTCCCATCTCGGGGAAGTTCCCGAGCTTGATATCCGTCACCCGCCCGAGGGTGCATAGGCGCAAGACCCATGTTTTCGCGCCAGTCGGATAGACGCGAAGCGTCAACCCGTGACTATCTGTCACGACATACCTTTTTTCACGCGGCTTCAAGGTCGCGACTTTTTTAGGAGTCAGCATGACTACTACTTCCTTCAAGAAGGCGTTCAAGTACGACGCCTCCGGTTACTTCGAACATGAGCTTTCCGTTCAGGTTGTGGACGGTGATGCACTCATGCCGCCGTCCTGCACGCTCGTTGCTCCCGTGAGCACTGGCGGCATGGATGCCTCGAAGTTTTATCGTTTCGACGGCAAGACGTGGATTGCTGAGTCGAAGCCGACGTGCGCAGCCGACCTCATCGGCGTCGTGATCTCTCATGAATCCCAGACGCCGCATGACGTAGAGATGCGCTCGCTCATCCAGTCGTTCGCCCGTGTGGACGGCTACCGTGAAAAGCGCGGCGATGACCTTTCGTGGTCTCTCGAGAAGGTCCCTGAAAAGGCTGAGGAAGAAAAGCTGACTGAGGCGAAGCGGGCCGTTCGCTCGAAGCGTGATGCCCTTCTGTCCGAAAGTGACTACTACCTTCAGCCGGATTACCCCGCTACTGAAGAAGGCTTGAAGGCGGTCAAGGCGTATCGCACGGATCTTCGCAACGTTCCGCAACAGACGGGCTTCCCGTATGACGTGGCGTGGCCTGAAAAGCCTGACGTTCTCAAGTGAGGCGGGTATGGCTTCTGTCTATGACATTGAGCTTGATCAGGGATCGGATGCCGTCATTCCTTTCGAGATGTACGACGCAAATGACACTCCGCTTGATCTCTCCGGCTACACGGCACGGATGCAGATCAGGCCGAGCGTCGGAAGCGCAACGATCAACGATGAACTGACGACTGAAAACGGTCGCCTTGTCATCACGGGCGGCACGATCACGGCCACGTGGCCGAACGCTGTCACTACGGCCATGCGTCACGGTGATTCCGTTTACGACATTGAGATTGTCTCGGCATCTGGTGAGGTCACGCGCATTCTTGAAGGCGCATTCATCCTGCATCAGGAGGTCACCAGATGAGTTGCAAGGCGGTCAAAGTCGTCGTCCGACCGTCGCCGCCTGTCAAGGTTGTCGTTGAAAAGAAGGTTCAGCTCCCGCCTGTAAGAGTTCAGGTGCCTGGCATTCAGGGCGCGAAGGGCGACAAGGGTGAAGCTGCTTCTTTCAGCGTGGCGAAGTCGGACGAAATAGATCTACTTTTTGGAGAAAGTCAAAATGGCTAATGCTTCCAGTCTTATCGATATCACTGGCCTTCGTTACTATCACGGTAAGGCCGAAGGCATCTTTGCAGCCGGCATCGAAATCGCAGGTACTACCGTCACGCTCAAGAGCAAGTCGGGCGCGTCTCTCGGTACGATCACGATCCCGCAGAAGGAATACGCTCTCGCTTCCGCGACGCTCGACGGCCTCATGAGCAAGGCGCACTTCAGCAAACTCGAGGCTATCTCTGCCGGTGCTACCGCTGTAGCTAACAGCACGACCAACGGCAACATTCTCATCGACGGTGCGGAAACGCCCGTCTACTCTCATCCGACTTCGGCTGCGGGCGCACTTGCCGCAGGTCTGTACAAGGTCACGACTGATGCAACCGGTCACGTCATCGCAGGAGTGAAGGTCGCCAAGGGTGACATTACGGCTCTCGGCATTCCCGGACAGGACACGACTTATGTGAAGGCCACGGCATCTGCTGATGGCTTGATGTCCAAAGAGCAGTTTGCGAAGGTAAACGGCATTGCGACGGGCGCACAGGTGAATGTGATCGAAAAGATCACCGTGAACGGCAAGGCCGTTGCGATCACCAGCAAGTCTGTGAACATCGATTTGAGCGGCTATGCGACGAAGGATCAGATTGCCAGTGCCGTGCATTACAAGGGCGCGGTTGAAAACTACGCGGCTCTGCCGACCGCTCCGGCTACAGGTGACATGTACAACGTCGAGACCGCTGATGCCACGCACGGCATTGATGCGGGTGTGAATGTCGTCTGGAATGGCACGAGCTGGGACCCGATGGCACCGATGATCACCATCGAAGCCGCCACGACGACCGAGATTGACGCTCTCTTCAAGTAAGGAGTTGGAATGGCGCGGTTTATCGACATAGATGCACTGCGCCATTTCAAGGAAAAGATTCTTGAGGTGGTGCAGAGCATGATCGACGCCTCAGGCGCGGATGCAGACAGAGTGGTTGCAATTGAACAGTACGTCGGCTTGTACAACGCCTTCATGGGCACCGATTACAACTACCGAGACTACCTGTCCTGCTCTACGACAGAGATCGCATCTGCGCTCGATGCGCTTTCCAAAGGCTATAACGGAGAACAGTAATGGCGACTACGCTTCCAGACGGGAAAGCCTTGGGAAAGGCGATCAAAGAGCGCTTTGAAGCGCTTGAGGCTCGATTGACTCAGGTCGAGTCTGACCTCCAAAACGGCTTCACTCAAGTTCTTGCGAACGAGAAGAAACTGACAGACGCGGTGGCAAATCTTGGTCACCAGTCGAAGCCTTTCAATTCGAAGTAACTCACGGCCTCCGAGAAATCGGGGGCTTTTTTATTAGGGAAACGGGATGCCCGAAAAAGAAGTGATAAACGAGCTACAAGCGATGGCGGCATCAACAGGCTTTGCGGGCCTGTGCGGCCTTCTGAAGTACCTCGCAATGGTTCAGGAGGGGAGGCCGTTTACGTGGAGGGACTTTTTTCTAAACGGTCTGATCTCTGCGGCCTGTGGTGCCATTTGCTATGAGGTGATGGTTTACGAGGGCTTCCCTCATGGCTTGTGTGGTGCCTTGTCTGGCATGGCCGGATGGGGAGGTACGCAACTCCTCAAGCTGGTTGAGGTGGTTGTGCGTAAGCGCCTTGGCGTTACCAAGGAGGATTTGAAATGAAAAACTTTTCTGAATATTCGGTGGATCTAGCCGCCGATTTCATCGAGGCGTGGGAGGGCTGTCGCCTGACTGCGTACAAGTGTCCTGCCGGTATCTGGACGATTGGCGTCGGCCACACTGGCCCCGACGTGCATGAGGGCGACGAGATCAGCTACGCGCAGAGCCGTGAGCTCCTGCGCAAGGACATCGAGGCCGTGGTCAAGGCCCTTGCGCCGTTCGTGAATGTGCACGTGACTGAGGGCCAGTACGTCGCGCTCGTTAGCCTTGCGTTCAACGTGGGCGCGTCCTACGTCGTGCACAACTGCCCGAGGCTCATGAGGGCCCTCAATGCAGGCGACGTCGAGCAGGCCGCGCATCAGTTCCTCGACATCACGAAGGCGGGCGGCAAGGAGCTTCCGGGGCTCGCCCGCCGCCGCAAGTCCGAAGCGAAGCTTTTCCTTGGGGAGGACTGAGATGGTCTACTTGCGTTGGCTTCTTTCGATGCCTCTGAGCTACCTGATGCTTCTCGTCGGCTTGATCCTCGCGCCCGTTCTTCCGTTCTTCGTGGACAAGGAAACGCACCGTCTGCCGAAATGGCTCGATTGGTTCGCCACTGACGACAACGACGCAGACGGCGACGAGGGCCACTGGCAACGATGGCCGGGGACGGATGCCTGGGCGACGTACAAACGTCGAGTCGCGTGGATGTGGCGCAATACATGCTACGGCTTCGACATCAATGTGCTCGGGGTCGAGGTGCGCTCGAGCGACTCGTGGGAGGTGACTGGCGATGAGAATGCCTCCGACACGAACGGCGTGTCAGGCACGTGCCGCAGGCGTTGCCGCCGCGATGGGAAGCTCATCGCGTTCCAGCTGTACTACATCAAGCACTACAGGTTGCTCGGCAGGCCGTGCTGTGTGCGGATCAACGTGGGTTGGAAGCTGTGGGGATCCCGAGACAAGAAGGCACAGTACGTCGGTATTTACCTGAATCCCGTGAAGGGATGGAAGCTGTGAGCTAGACGCCACAGAAATGAAAAGCCGCTCAGGGGCGGAATCCTGAACGGCTCGTAAGACCCAAAACGCGAAAGGTGTCTATGGGAGATATTTTACCAAATTTGATAGCCGCACTGCGGCTTGGAGAGCTGATGATGGAAGAGGAACTGACGTGGCAGGCTGTCGGGATGTACGTCGTTTTCTTGGCGCTCGGGGGCGTAGCGATTGCGTGGGGAATGGCGAAGGCAGTCAAGGCGTGGCGTGACGCGTTGAAATGATGAGGAAACGAGATGGCTTCTTGGATGAAGGCGGCGGGTTCTGTAGCCGCAGGCG